GATAAAGAAAAGCATGGAAAGCACGGGAAAATCCGCTGCGTCCATGTCGCAGGACGTGAACAAGGCCAAGCAGGCGCTGAACGGCGTCAAGGGCACCTACAACGCCACAATCGGGCTGAAGGATAACACCACAACCCGGTTAAAGGGCGTCGAGGCTAGTCTAAAGAGCTTATCCGGGAAAGCCTATACTGCCGCGGTCAACGTCCGCGTAAACGGCGCCCAGAAACTTGCCGGGCTGAAAACTTCCCTCTCCAACATGGCGAGCGGAATGATGATGGGCCTGCCGATGCAGGTCGCAGGTATGGCGGGGCTGGGCTACGGTGTGATGGATACCATCAACACGTACAAGAACTTTGAAAAGCAAATGGCGGCGGTTCGCTCCATCGCTACCAGTGGTATGGGCACGGCTGAAGCGGACGCCGCTATGACGCGCTTGACCGCCAAGGCGCGCGAAATGGGCGCGGTTACCCAGTTCTCCGCGGAACAGGTCGGCAAAGCGTTTGAATACATGGCGCTGGCCGGTTGGAAAGAAAAGCAAATGATGAGCGGTATTAAACCCGTCCTTGACCTTGCACTTGCGGCAGGCGAGGATTTGGGCACGGTATCCGATATCGTCACGGACTCCATGACCGCCCTGAAAATCGATACCAGAGGAGCCAACGCGGACGACAACATAAAGCGGTTTACCGATGTGTTGGCGGCTACGGCGGCTAATTCAAATACCACAGTCGGGATGATGGGCGAGGCGTTCAAGTATGCAGCGTCCGCCGCGGGCTTGTTTACACAGAGTTACGGCGACCAGGTAGGCGTCGCAAAAGACGTCGCCTTAATGCTGGGGCTTATGGCGGATAGCGGTATTAAGGCCAGTATGGCAGGTACCGCCCTTCGCTCCACACTTACCCGCATGACCGCCGATACTATCCCCACGGCTAACGCTATGGCGATGTTAGGCGTCAATATCATGCAGGTCGGTAAAGACGGCACCCAGCAGTTAAAGCCGCTGCGTTCCATCATCGACGACTTGCGGAAGAAGTTCAAGGAAGGCGTTTCGGCTGAGTCGCTTGTCAATTACGCGGAAGCCTTGAGCGGTACCAAAACCCGCAACAAGGAAAAGATGATTGAATTTGCTAATCAGCTGGCCAAGCAAAACGGCAAGATGAACGCCAAGGATCAGGCGAAATTCGCCAAAATGTTCGCAGGCGAGGAAGCTATTTCCGGGTGGCTCGCAATGATTACCGCGAGCGATGCGGATTATCAGGCCAAGATAAACGCTATTGATAATTCCGAAGGCGCTGCCGATAAAATGGCCGCCGACCGGGCGAACACCCTCGCAGGCGATTTGGAAATCTTGAAATCCGCATGGCATGACTTCCAGATTGAGCTTATGAGCGGCAAAGGCGCGAGCGGCCTACGTGAATTTATCCAAGGCCTATCGAAGGACGTCACTCAGTTTAAGACCGCCCTTAAAGACGGGCTGGATATCGGCGATATTGGAAACCTTGCGCTGACCGTCCTGAAGCAGCTGAAAGATAAATTTATCGAGCTTGACGGTATTGGCTCACTGCTGGCGGGCGGCGCCCTTGCTTTCGGGCTGACGAAAATCTACGGCCTGACTAAAAAGATAGTGGGCGGCCTAAAAACCTTTGCCACGGGTAAAACCGCGGGCGGGGCATTGCCTACGGCGGCAGGCGCGGAAACAGTCGGCACGATGACGGTAAACGCAACTACGGTTATTGTCAACGGCAAGAACGTAAAGGGCGGCAAAGGCGGCAAGGGCGGCAAAGGCGGCAACGGTGGAAATACTACGGTTGTAGGCGGCGACGCCCCAAATACCACGAACACCAAAACAGGTAGATGGGCAAAATACGGCGGCGCAGCGAAAGCGGGCGGCCTTGCGCTTGCCTTTTCTGCGTTGGATGTTATGGCCACCCGCTCCATGACCGCCGAGCGTGAACTGGAAGCAAGTGAACGGCTCCAAGCGGCTACCGCTGATTTTAAGGCCCTGAAGGCCGACGATGACATTGACACCCGTAACCAGGTTATGCGTGAAATGCTCGACGCCCAGCGGTACGCCAAGGACACGGAACGCCTCAACCGGGCGGCTGAATTCGAAACCTACGGCGGCGCGGCCGGTGCAATGGTCGGCGCGGCTATTGGCTCCTTTGTGGGGCCGTGGGGTACTGTCGCGGGCGGTATTATCGGCGATATCGTAGGCCGTAAAATCGGCGAGTATATCAGCAGCACTCGTAACCCCATGGACGGGTTCAACGAAAACAGTACATTCGTCCGGGATGTTATCCGGCAAATGAACGGACTGGAAGCGCCGAAACCTGTCTACTTCGACCAGTCGGGCAAATCGGTAAACTACACCTTCGGGCTTAGCAATGCCGATAACCTCGAACAGCAGGCGCACGCTGACACCTTCGGTATCAATACCGACCTGTCGCAAAGCAAGCTCCACACGGGCTATGACATTATCGCGCAGGAAACGGAAGCCGCCCGAACGGCAGTCGAGGAAGCTAATTCGGCTATTGATATGTCCTGCGAACTCACGGGAAATAATATCCGGCTGAACGCATCCAACACGGCCCAGAGTGTCAGCAACGACTTCCAGCTATCCGCTTTTGATACGCAGAATATATGGACCGATACGGCGGGGATACTTCAGAGTGAAGCGTATAGCCCGCTGCAGGAAGGCGCGGCGGAAACTTCGGCGAGTATGACGGCGGACTTTTCCGCATCGGCTACCGATACGCAGAGCGCTTGGGCGGGCGTCCGGGGCTTTTTCGAAAGCCTATGGGCTGACCTCAAAGCGGGCGCGGCTAGTTGCGCGGCAAGCATGGCCCAGACTATGGCAAACGCAGCGGCTAACCTGCGAGCCAATGGTCATACCACCCTTGCCGGGGCTGTGGACTGGGCAGGAAATAATCTTGCTTGGATCGGCGGCGTAAGCTACAAACCGAAAGGCGATGCCATAGGCACCAGCTGGGCAGAAGGCGGCCTCACAGAAATCAACGAACACGGCGGCGAAATCGTTGACCTGCCGACCGGCTCCCGTGTTTACCCACACGCCACCACCCAAAAACTCATTAAAGAGGAGCTGGCAGGCGGCAATGACGCGGGCGGCGATAAAGTCGCCAATATATCCATCACGGGCAACACGTTCACGGTCCGGGAGGAAGCCGACATCGATAAGATTGCCTACAAACTCTATCAGCTGATAGAGGGGGCACAGGTCAACTACAATCCGATTTAGAGAGGGGCTTGAGTTATGAGTTTTATGAGTATGTGGAACACGCTAAATAATTTAGGCTCCTTCCTCACTGGGGGGACCGGGAACCGGCGACAAATCATTTTGTCCTGCGATGGGGATAAATTTACAATCCCTGTCACGCCCTCAAAATACGACGTGACTACCGGGCAGAATAACCGGGTGGTCGATATTATTGATTTTGGGGAGGCGCAGTTATTTGGTAATCCGCAGGTTGTCAAATTATCTTTCTCATGTTTTTTTCCTAACCCTATTCACGATTATCCTTTTGTTGTCGGCGATTCGCTGGAGCCTAGCGAAGCAGTCGAGAAGATAATCAAGTGGAAGGAGTCAAAAAAGCCCGTCCGGGTAATCATCACGGATTCGCCGTTTAACCTTGCTATGGCCATAAATAAATTTACCTGGCGAGAGCAGGACGGCTCCCGGGATATCTATTACACGCTGGACTTTGTTGAATGGAAAGACCTTAATACCCCGCTTGCCAACAATGAAAAGCAGGTGGACGGAAAAACGGGGCTCAAGCAAAGGAGCACCGCGAATATTCCGCCCAAGCCCAGCGCGATAAGTCGGACGCGGGATATTCTGGAGGCAAGCAAAAAGGCCTATGGCAGCGTCAATAAATGGCGTAACCTTGCCAACGCTAACGGGCTGAAGAACTTGGCACTTAGGGAAACGCGCGGCCTCATCATTAAGAAAGGCGGCATAAAATGAAAGTCTTTATATCTAAAACAGATATATCGCACCTGCTGACGCGCTGCACTTGGAGCGGTTCACGATTGCAGGTCGCCCGCCGTTTGGAGTTTGAGTTTGTTCAGGACGACCGCGATCCGAATATTCCGGTTATCGAGTTTGAATGTGGCTACACTGTCCGGGGATACAATGACAAGGCAAAAGGCCCTGATGATACCGACAATATGGTGTTTATCGGCAACATATATAAGGTAGAACGCAGCCGGAAAAACGGCCGTGTTTCGGTGGTCGCTTATGACCACCTGCACGTGCTGGGCGTGTCTAAGACCACCCGGAAGTTTACCAACGTGAAACCCGAGGATATAGCGGGCCAGATTTGCCAAGAACTTGGCGTGAAAGCGGGCACCTTCGCCAAGACGGACACGCCAGTATCTTTTATCGCCAACGCCAAAACCGGGTATCAGATTATCCAGTCAGCTTACTTCGAGGCAGGGAAAACCACCAAGAAGAAATACCACCCGATTATGAACGGCGACAAGCTGGATGTAATCGAGAAGGGCGAGCTTATCAAGGATAAAGATACCAATGAGAATTACACGGCAGATTCTTCCAGTAATATGCTGGACAGTGTTTACCGGGAAAGCATCGAAAAACTGATTAACCAAATATTGGTAGTCGATGACAAGGGGAACACGGTCAGCATACAAAAAGATGATGAGTCTATCAAAAAGTATTCGATGTTTCAGGATATCTATAAAACGGATCCGAACAAGGACACCCAAACCGAGATTAAAGATATTCTGGAAAAGCACAAAATCGAACGCGGCGGCTCCATCATCGTACTGGGCGACTACCGGGTAAAATCATCTTACTCCATCATCGTCAAGGATTCACTTTTCAAGGGCCAGTTTTGGATTAAAACCGACACTCATTCCTTCATTGACGGAAAACACGAGATGCGTTTGGAACTGGAATTTGAAAATGTGATGAACGAGGAGAAGGCCGAAAAGGAAAAGTCGAAGTAAGGAGGCGGCAGATAAATGGCAATGAGTAGCGATATACCCAGCGCGGAACAATCGGCGGCTATGATGGTCAATCAGTTGCACCAAATAGCCCAAGAACATACGCCCCTGCTCCCCACAGTGGGGCGGGTAATTACCCCACCGCCTAACTTATCCGTTCAATGGAACGATATCATCATCACCAAGGAGCAGATTTATCTAAATGAATACTGGCTCCCCGGACATACGAGAACCCACAAAGGGCATATTGTTTCAGCTACACAGGACAGGGCTGGCGGTGGCGGTTATGCTGAGTTTGCGAGCCATAACCATGATATCCATAACGATTACACGGATTCCGAAACTCTGACGGATACCCTAAAGCCCGGCGATTTTGTTTCCGTGTACCCGCAAGACGGCGGTCAGCTTTTCATTATCGAAAGTAAGTTGGTGAAATTATGAGTAGCGAATTTCCATTTGTGGGTAGTACCACAGTCATCGAAAGCGACGACCTGCCAACGCTTAAGGAATACGCCTGGAACTTTGAAACCGACAAATTTATCTACGACAACAATGGTAACCATGTGATTGTCGAGAAAAACGATGCCTTGGCCGTATGGATTTACAAGGCGCTTAAAACCGAGCGGTTTGATTATCTGGCCTATTCATGGCAGTATGGCATAGAGTTAAAACCTTTTGTTGGTAAGGTTATGAGCGTGCAGGAGCGCTATTCCGAGTTAAAGAGAGTCATTACCGAGTGTCTTATGGTCAACCCTTACATCGTGAGTATAGATTCCTTCGAGTTCGACGAAAGCAAACACGGGGAACTTGCTCACCTGTCAATCGGGCTGACGTCAGTATATGGGGAGGTGAATTTAGTTGTATAACGCCAGAGAACAAGAAGATATTTTGACCGAGCTGCAGGACGCAAGCACCACCCCGGCAAGCAAAATCGAGGGTACTTTTGAAAATGACGTGCTCGCATCGAATTCGATTGAATTTGCAAAAGTCGAGGTCGAGCTTGAGCAGGCATACAAAGCCGCGTTCGGTTCCACCGCTTGGGGCGAATATCTGACCATGCGGGCGGCGGAGGCGGGCATTGTCCGAAAAGAGGCTGTAAAGGCCATAGGCGAGGTTACCTTCACAGGTTCGGGCACGGTTCCCGCGGGTTCGCTTGTCGCTACTCTCGACGGCACCCAGTTCGCCACCACAGAGGCGGCAGTTATCGAAAGCAGCGGTACAGTCCCCGTCGAGGCGGTGGCAGCTGGCGATAAAGGGAATGTGTCGGCAGGGACTATAACGGTTATCCCGCTATCCATAGCAGGTATAACCGCGGTAAACAATGAGGCCGCCACTTATAACGGGTATGATGAGGAAGACGATGATACCCTGCGTGACCGATATCTAACGCACGTCCGGTATCCGGGCACCAGCGGAAACCCGCGGCATTATATCGAGTGGGCGACGTCAATCCCCGGCGTGGGCGCCGCCCGCTGCATACGGGCGTGGGACGGCCCGGATACAGTAAAGGTCATTATCGTGGATAGCAATTATGAGGAAGCGAGCGCCGATTTGGTGCAAACAGTCTATGACTACATCGAAAGCGTCCGCCCGATAAATGCTATTTTGACAGTCGTTTCTGCCACGCCCTTGGCGGTCAATATCGCCGCCAATACCACAGGCAGCCTCGACACGGAAGCCTTTGAAGCGGCGGTACGGAAGTATTTCGCCGAGCTGGAGAAAAAGAGCCTGGCCGCAAATACATCCCGGTATGTGTCCATTGCGAAAATCGGCGCCCTGCTGCTGGATAACGGGGCAGACGATTATGACAGTCTG